TATTGACGTTGAAGCAGAAATCATGGCAGCATTGGCTCAAGAGATTACAGCTGAAATCGACCAAGAGATTCTCTTGAGCTTGCGTTCACTGGCAGCTACTGAGTTCACATACAACCAAGCTACTGTTTCTGGTACAGCAACATTCGTTGGTGACGAACACGCCGCTTTGGCTGTGTTGGTTAACCGCGTTGCTAACTTGATTGCTCAACGCACACGTCGTGGCGCTGGTAACTACGCTGTAGTTAGTTCAGCCGCTTTGACAGTGTTGCAATCTGCAACTACTTCTGCTTTTGCTCGCACTACAGAAGGTACATTTGAAGCACCTACCAACACCAAGTTTGTTGGTACATTGAACGGCTCTATGCGTGTGTTCGTTGACAGCTATGCTGCTGACACACAAGCTGTGCTGGTTGGTTACAAAGGTTCTTCAGAAGCTGACGCACCAGCATTCTACTGCCCATACATTCCTTTGATGAGCAGTGGTGTTGTGCTTGATCCTTCAACATTCGAACCAGTCGTGTCATTCATGACACGTTATGGTTACATCGAATTGACCAACACAGCTAGTTCATTCGGCAACGCCGGTGACTACGTTGGTGAGATCGCAGTTTCCAACTTGTCATTCTCCTAATCAGAGAACCAACCCAGGGATGGGAAGGACAAAAAGCCCCGCAAGGGGCTTTTTTGTTGTCTACTGCTGAGCCGCAGTGCCGCTAAATAAATGATTCGGAGTAGAACATGGACCCAAGATTTTTTAGGAAATACATTGATATTATAAACGAAGCTGGCGATCCTGACTATGTTGCATATCAACAGCTCAAAGGCCAACTTGACAGCATGAATTTTCTAAAAGCAGATGCAGGCCAGCAATCTTATGCAGATGTTGATCCTGCCACACAAAACGCTCAAACAAAGATGCAATCAAAACTGGACGGGATGAAACAACAATTAGCCAGCAAAGGAATCAATCCTGACGACGATGAACCAGCTGCTCAGCCAAAAACAGAAAAAGACACTCAAGATTTAAACGCCAAATATAATACTAAAAAATCTCAGCCAACTACTGCTACTCAATCCACGGTACAAAAACCACCTGCAGCCGGAATTGGTGGAACTACACAACCAGCTACCGCAGCTCCTGCTGCACAACCTGCGCCAACAGCACAACCTGCGCCAACAACACAACCAGCACAACCAGCACAAACACCAACTCCTCCTAGTCAGCCCATGGTGCCATCAACCACACAGCCTCCTGCACCTCCTGCGGCACAGTTGCCTAGACCGTCAACAGGATCAGCCACAACAGCCAGCACTACTCCTACTGTGGCTGCACCTGCTGAACCACAACCTTCTACAGGATCAGCTACTACTACAGAAACAGTAGATGATGACATTGATCGTATTAGAAATTTTGTAAAGAAAAAATATTGAATTGGGGGCAACTATTCAATATCTCAATCCACAACAACATTACACCAGTCGCACATATCTTACTCAATGGTTCTCCCCGCACACTCTTGTGGTAACAGACAACGATTTACAAGATCAATCGCATTCTCAAAAGTTGTTGGATCAACATAACAGCACTGATAGAATACTGGACATCACACACAATCCTTTTCCAGATGATCAAGTGAGACTGGGAATAAAGCCTTGTCTTACCAACAATTTTGACCGTTATTATGAACCCCGTGCTGGTCATGTGTTTTTTCCCATATGGTTATGGATGTACTCTTTACGCAATGCTCAATGGTGGGATGTTTTGTGTTTTGATGCTGGACCAAAAAAAAGCAAAGAAATCATGTGCCTCAACAACAGACGGCGCGAACATCGAACACAGTTATGGGCAGAGTTAAATCGTCTGGGCATTATTGAACGTATAATTTACAGTTTTGTAGGACCTGACAGTCCACACGAACCTTACTCCTATCGGTACCCCATGCTGTTGCGTGACGAATCAGAAGATCCACAGCGTAATGATGTTGGTGTAGGTCATGCAGTGTACAATCAATGTGCAGTAAACATTGTGACTGAAACTGCTGCAGATTTATCGTATGTAAGTGAAAAAATTTGCAAGGCTTTTGTGGCTCGGCAAATACCCGTAGTTGTGGGTTGTGTTGGAGTGAACAAATTTTTGCAGGATATTGGATTGGACATGTTTGAAGATGTAGTTCCGTGGCGCACCTGGGACAACGAAACAGATCAACTCACAAGAGTCACCAAGACAGCACAGTTTGTAGATGAGTGGATTCGCGGTAGAACCATCTTAAATGACTACAATCGACTGTTGCCCAGAATTGAAAAAAACAAACAGTACTTTCACAGTGAAGTATTCAGAACCAAGATCATGGCGCAGATGCAGGTGTTTACACTTTGAACCAACCCAGATACTGTTCTATTTTTTGAGTGACTGATTTCCAATCACCCATCGAAGGTTGCCGGAATATACGCATGGTACTGTACCATGGACTTGAATCACGATCCAGCATCCAACGCCAGTCTGTGGCAAACCACTGCAACATCAGCCATGTGGGTCGTCCTAACGCAGCTGACAAATGCGCAATTGCTGTGTCCACACTCAGTACCACATCAGTACAAGCTATCAATGCAGAAGTGTCGGCAAAACTTCTAATAGAACCTGGATACAAATTCACACCAGCATCAGCCAAGGCTTGAGATTCTTCATCAGTGGCGTCTATTTGTAGACTGATCCATTCGTATTCGGGATGGCGTCGTACTACGTCTAGTATAACATCAAACGGCATGCCTTTGTGTTGATTCAACCAGGCATCACGACGACCCGACCATGAAAATCCCACCCGCATGCGTGTTTTTGGTCCAAGTAGTTTTAGCCAGTCTTGATAAAGATTTGATGGAGCATTGAGATACTGTACTTGTGGAGGCAAATTGTGCAAGTGAATACCCAGCACACCTGGCAAGCTCATGATAGATACCCAATAATCAAACGTCTCAGGAATTTCTTGATCATATCCGCCTACCCAGGACAAGATGGGACTGGCACTGAGCATGGGTATCAGCCCATCTGTGACTTGTAACAATATACGAGCACCCAGGATGTGTAGGTTGTACAAAAATCTACAGAACTGTATGTTGTCTCCGTGCCCCTGCTCACCTACCACAAGAATAGTTTTGTCCTTCAAATCTTGACCAGTCCAACGCGGCTGGGCATGTTGAGGTTCGGTGCCAATCAGGTGCTCGTACTGCCACCGTGCTTCATAGGCTGGCCATCCTTGCACATAATCTCCTTGTATCAAATAACACACAGCCAGGTTAAATCTAGCAGTGACATTGTTGGGCTCAAGTATTATGGCATGCTGTAAAAATGGTACTGCCCTGGCAGGTTGTCCACACTCACGCAACACATTGCCATAATTGTTGAAAGCTGCGGCAGAGTCAGGATCTGCCACAAAAGCCTGCGCATAACAGGCCAACGCCTGTTGTGGCTGACTGTCTGCCCGGTATTGATTGCCTTGTTCTATAAGTTGATTTGGGTGCATGTAGTATTTAAAATCTCACGTTGACATCAATTTATTTTTGATATCCATAAATACTTGTCAACGCAATTCTGCGTTTTATGCGGTTTAACCCGCCGCGTAGCGACTAGAACTCGCATCGGACTTCTATAAGGAGAAACAAAAATGGGACGTCCTCTTAAAATACAAAAATCAAGCACAGGATCTGGCAATGGCGGCGCAGCCGTTGGTGTGGATATTGGCTTTCCCAATTTTGGGTCATTGACCGCGCCGGTGTTTAATTCGCCAACACAAACATTCGATTCAGCTCAATATCTAGGTGTTGTGGGCGGATCAGCACCAACTGATACACCCAGTGCAACCAATCCTAGAGTTGACGTAACAGTTAACATTGCCAATCCCTCAGGCACAGGTCTCGGTGTGGCCACGGGCTATATCATACGCCAAAAAGGCAGCCACAAGTATCTAGTGGGCGATGCCACCGGCGTCAACGACGGCTCGTTTGTGGTGGGTCAAGCCTATCAAATCAGCACTGTGGGCACAACCACCAACTGGACTGCTGCTGGCGCACCTGCCAACTTTGGTCTAGGCACAATTTTCACAGCAACTTCAGTAGGTGGTTCCGGCAACGGCGCAGCCTACAGTGTGGGCGTGTGTGTGCTGGACGATGATACCACTCCTGCTGTGGGACTCATGGCCATTACTTTTACCAATACCGATTCAACTGCCACTACTGTCAGCAAGCTGACCAACAAATTCTTGTTGGATTGGACCGGCGGATCAACTTACGCAGCCACTTCGGTGATTGCAGACAAACGATATGCCACCAACTTCTTCACTGACGAAGGCACAGTGATCAAGTCTGGAACCACAGGCGCTGCCAACACTGGCACAGTGGCCGCTGGCCAACAAAATCTGTTGGATCTGGCCATTGTGGACAACGTTACTTCTTAATTTGTAACCCAACCCGATCCTCCCTGATACATACAGGGGGGATTTTTTATGAGCATTGGATTTGTACTGGGCAACGGCATCAGCAGACTTGAAGTGGATGTCAACACATTGCAGGCTATTGGAGCTGTGTATGGCTGTAACGCTCTCTATCGTGAACACACACCCACAGTGTTGGTCAGCACTGACAAAGCAATCAGCCAGGAAATACAAAATTCTGGCTATGCTATGAAAAATCGCATGTACACTCGCAGACCCTTGCCGGGCTTGGGTGCCAGAAGTGTACCCCAAAGTTATTTTGGTTTTAGTTCTGGACCCATTGCAGTGGGCGTTGCTGCCCTGGATCGTAACATAGCTGTGTATCTTGTTGGATTTGACATGGGACCAGCACAAAACAATCGGTTCAACAATGTGTATGCTGACACACAATTTTATAAAAAAAGCAATTCCTTGCCCACTTACACTGGCAACTGGGCCAGACAGTTGGCCACTGTGATAAAAGACCATCCCAAAGTTAGTTTTTATCGAGTGCAAGGTGAAACCACAGCATCAGTAAACGAGTTAAATGGCCTGCCCAATTTAAGACACATGCCCATGGCAGACTTTTTGAACCGCATAAATAACACAAAGGATCTGTAAATGTCAACAGTCAAACGTGTCAGCGGTGATTACACTGTTCAAACCATAAATGCAGGTGATTTGGTCACCCTACAAAGTACCAATGTAAACATTGTGGGCAACCTCACAGTGACTGGAAACGCAGTGCTTACCGGCAACATCAATGCTGACAAGATCTTTAACGGCACCACCAGCGTTGAAATTCCTGTGATCAATGGCAATATCACATTCAATCCTGGTGGTGTCAGCAACATCATGGTGGTATCTCCCACAGGCACATCTTTTGCCGGTGCTGTGGCATTTTCTGGCAATGTGGATGCGGGCAACGTCAACACCACAGGCAATGTGACTGGCAACGTGTTTTTGATACGGCGTGATGCCAGTGTGGGCACACCACTGATAAGATTTGAAGACACCGACACTACCCTCAGTGATGGTACCGTGATTGGCGCTATCGAATGGTATACCAGTGATCTAACACCAGGCGCCAGAGTAACTTCAGCGATCAAAAGCACAGCCAACAGTGTTTTAGGCAATGCCTTGGTGCAGATTTTTACCAGCACCAGTGGTGCAGCAGCAACAGCCAAGGTCACAGTGGACAGTGTGGGCAATGTGGGAGTGGCCAATGTTGCTCCTTTACACACATTTGCAGTGAGTGGCAATACCTTTGTCAGCGGCAATGCCAGCGTGATTGGCAATGTCAGCACTGGAAATATTTTGAATTCAGGATTGGCCAGTGTCACAGGCAATATCACTGGTGGCAATTTGATCACTGGAGGTTTGGTCACAGTCACAGGCAACATCACCGGTGCCAATGTGATCAGTACTGGTGCAGTCAGCGCAGGCGCATTAGGTATCAGTGCCACAGGCAATGTCACCGGCGGCAATGTCAACAGCAATGGTGTTGTGTGTGCTGTAGGCAATATCACCAACAACAGTTGGATAAATGCTGCTGCAGGGTTCAGCACAGTGGCCAATGTTGTAACAGGCAATGCCACTGTGTCTGGCATCACTGACACCAGTACACTGACAGTGAACACACTCAGTGGTGGACGAGGCATTGGTGCAGAAAACATTGTGTGGCAAAATACCACAGCCACCATGTCCTCAGCAACCATGGCCAATGTGGGCAGTTTAGGGTTCTTTGTGCTGGCAGGGCAAAGTTACAAATTTGAAGCATACTTGCCCATACTACCATTGGGTTCTACTACCACTGCATTTAGCACGTATTTTGATGCTGGGGTCTGTTATTACACTGTGGAAGCACAAGCCACACAAACAGGTGCATTTGGTACATCAACTTCAAATGTGTCGGCTGCTGCAACGGCCACACAAGCAATGACTGGACTCACTCCACGTGCTGCCAGAGTAACTGGAACTATTCAAAGCAGTGTGAGCAATGCCAATGTGACTATTCAAGCTCAAACTTCCACCAACAATCTACAAGTACAAAGCGGTGCTTACCTGACCTACACAAGAATTGGCTAAAATAGCAAACAAGTCCTTTTGGTAAATACATCAGAGGACCTTGTTTATCCATGGCACAAAATATTATAGATGTAGGCGCCGCTGCCAACGATGGCACTGGTGAACCATTAAGAACAGCTTTTGAAGCTGTCAATAACAATTTCACCCAGATATTCGCTGCGGGTCCGGTGGATAGCAATGTGGTCATCACTGGTAACACCATTACTGTTACCGGGACCAACAACAATCTGGTGTTACGTGCCAATGGCATAGGCAACATCCAAGCCAACAGTTCGATCATGCCCAGCATTGATGCTGTGTATGATATTGGCGCTCCTGCTCAAAGAATTGACACAGTTTATGCCCAGTATTTTGTGGGTAATGGCGCCGGACTTACCAATGTAACCACTGCTGGCAGCAGCATCAATTCTGGTACCAGTAATGTTCGAATTGTGAGTTCTGGTGGCAATGCCACTGTGTCAATTGGTGGCACAAGCAATGTGGCAGTGTTCTCCACTGGCGGGGTCAACGTTGCGGCCAACGTCACTGCTGGCAATTTAAAGACTTCTGGCGTTAACGGAAATATCACTGGTGCCAATGTAATTTCTGCTGTCACACTGACTGCGTCGGGCAATGTGTTAGGCAATTACTTTCTTGGCAATGGTGCATTGTTGACTGGTATTTTGACCACAGCATCCAATCTGGTCAGTGGCAACAGCACAGTGAACATTGTGACTCCTGGCGGCAACGTGGCAGTGAGTGTTGGCGGACTCAGCAATCGTGCAGTGTTTGCCACAACCAGTGCTACATTTGCAGGCAACGTGTTGCCCGCAGCCAACAATGTGTACAGCCTTGGATCCAGCACACAACGGTGGGCCAACATTTGGTTGACTGGCAGCACCATAAGACTGGGCGACTCTATAATTTCGTCCAACAATGACAGTGTAATTTTAACCAACCCAGTGGGTGGATCTTTTGCTGTGCAAGGAACGGCAAATGTGGCCAGCGGATCTTTTGCACTAGGCGACAGCAACCTGGTGATCAACGGTGCCAACGGCAACATCAGTGTGAGTGTGAATGGCACACCCAATGTGGCGGTGTTTGCCAACACTGGACTCACCGCTACCAATTTATCTGCAACAGGTTTCGTCAGAGCATCGGGCAATGTCAGTGCAGTGGGCAATGTGATTGGTGGCAATGTCATAGCACTCAGTGCGGTCAGTGCTGTGAGTGCGGTAGTTACAGGCAATGTCACTGGTGGTAATGTCATCACAGCAGGTGTAATAAGTGCTGCTTCGGCTAATATTCCAGGCACCTTGACCAGCGGCGTTGTCAATGTTGTGGCGTTGAGCCTGTCAGGCAATGTGATATCAGCATTGAACAGTGTCAGTGCAATCACTACTTCGGCCAATGTCACTGGTGGTAACATTATCACAGCCGGCAAAATCACTGCACTGGGCAGCATAGTAGGCGGAGTGTTTGTTGGTGACGGTTCGCAACTGTCTGGTGTGGTAGCCACCAATGTGGGAGTGTTGCCCAGTTTGAGTGTGACAGGCACAGTGACCGCTGGAAATATATCCACTGCGGGATTCGTTTCTGCTGTGGGCAACATCACAGGTGGGAATTTAAGAGCCACAGGATTGAGCCTGTCAGGCAATGTGTTGACTCCATTGAATGTCACAGGCAACATAGTCAGCAACAACCTGGCAGTGATCAACGACATCACTGGCGCCAACAATTTTGTTACCAATTACATTCAAGCCAATGTGTTGGTTGTTTCAGTATCTTTGAGTGCCAGCGGCAATGTCATAGGTGGCAACGTCAACAGCTATGCGGCAGTCAGTGCAGTGGCCAATGTCACAGGTGGCAATGTTCGCACTGCTGGACAAGTCTCAGCCACTGGAAATGTCACAGGTGGCAATGTACTCACCTCAGGATTGATCACGGCCACTGGCGCCATAACTGGTGCCAATATAACTGGCGCTAATATTTCAACAGCAGGTTTGATTTCTGCCACAGGCAATGTCACAGGTGGTAATGTAACGGCTGTGGCGCTTGTGTCTGCTGCTGCGGTCAGCACCACAGGCAATGTCAACAGTGGCAATTTGCGCACAGCAGGATTAATTTCAGCAGTGGGCAACATCATTGGTGGAAATATTCAAGGCGGAGCCAATGTCAATGCTGTCACACACACTGGATTCACAGTGTCGGTGTCTGGCAACATCAGCGGCGGCAACGTAATAGCAGCAAACACCATAAACGCACAGTTCTTCACTGGTACTTCTACGTTCTTGACTGGCAACGTCAGTGGCTCTAATGTCAATGCCAATCTAGGAATTTATGCACAGGTTGCATCAGTGGCTGGCAATGTTACCGGTGGCAATGTAATTTCACAAGGCGTGGTGTCGGCTGCTTCGGTCACCGCTACTGGAAACATCACCAGCGGAAATGTTGCCACAGCAGGATTGGTCACGGCCACTGGCAATATAACCGGTGGCAATCTGATCACTGGTGCTGGATTGAGTGCCGCATTTGGGGTCATAATTGGTAACATAGTTGGTGGTAATGTTAGCACAGCAGGACTGATCACTGCTGCAGGCAACATCACTGGTGGCAATGTAAGAGCAATATCAGCAGTGTCAGCAACTTCCGTGGTAGCTACTGGCAACATTACTGGTGGTAATTTGGTCACGTCAGGCAGCCTTGTTTTGGCATCAATGTCTGCTACTGGCAACATTGCTGGAGCAAATTTAATTGCGTCTGACAGAATCACAGCAGTGGGAAATATTATTGGTGGCAATTTAGTCACAGCTGGCGCTGTGAGTGCCACAGGTAATGTGACAGCTGGCTCAGTGAATGCAGCCAACATCAGTCTCACTGGCAACATATTGAGTGTGTTGAATTCCACCAGCAATATTATCACAACTGGCAACATAACTGGTAATTTCTACAGTGGTAATGGTTCATTGTTGACTGGTGTTTTGGCCACTGGAGTTGGCAACTTGGGAAATTTGATTGTGATAGGAAACACAGTCACAGGCAATTTGTCCACAGCAGGTCAAGTCAGCGCCACTGGCAACATCACTGGCGGAAATATACTGGCTATTCTTGCTGTGATTTCTGACTCTGTCTCAACTGCCACAATCACTGCCACAGGCAACATCACTGGTGGAAATCTTTCAGCTGTGGGCAATGTATCTGCAGCAATTGTGAATGCCACAGGCAATGTCATTGGCGGCAATATCAGCACAGCAGGCCAAATCACGGCTGCAGCCAATGTGACTGGTGCAAATTTCTTAACAGCCGGCCAAGTCATTGCCACAGCCAACATCACTGGTGGTAATATTCGCACAGCAGGTCAAGTCAGTGCCACAGGCAATGTGCTGACCAATGGTATAATCAGTGCCACTGGAAATATATTTTCAGCAGGCAACATTCAAGCACAAACATTCATTGGCAATGTAACTGGTAGTCTGACTCTCACTGGTTCCAACAGTCAAGTGTTGTATAATCAGTTGGGTTCTATCGGCAGCGGTGCTGGATTGGTTTTTGACTACGCCGCAAATGCATTGACCATAACTGGCTCAATAACCACAACCAGCGGTGGAGATTTAACTGTAGCTGGCAAAACCACAGTGACCGGCAACATCAGCACTGTGATTGGTAACATTGGAGGTGGCAATATTTTGGCTGCCACACTGTTGTCGTCGGCAGGAAATGTGGTTGGTGCCAATTTGGTCACTGGCGGCCTGATCACTGCAACTGGCAACGTCTCAGGCGGCAACTTGAATGCTGCAAGCGAAGTTGTTGCCACAGGCAATGTCATAGGTGGTAATGTTTCCACAGCAGGCTTGGTCACAGCCACCGGCAACGTAACCGGTGGCAATTTGATCACTGCTGCGTTGATGCAGGCTGCCACAGCCAGCGCCACTGGAAACATTGTGGGTGGTAATATTGTCACAGCGGGGTTGGTCACTGCCACTGGCAACGTCACTGGCGGCAACATTATCACAGCCGCACTGGTTCAAGGGTTGACTGTCAGTGCCACAGGCAATGTGATAGGTGGCAATGTGCGCACAGCAGGTTTGATCTCAGCAGCAGGCAACATCACCGGTGGTAATGTGAACACAGCAGGGTCCATCACAGCCACAGGCAACATAGTTGGCAGTGTGATCAATGCCACAAGCCAACTGCAAGGCGTTGCAATCAGCGTGACTGGCAACGTAACCGGTGGAAATGTCATATCCAATGGGGCAATTTCAGCCACAGGCAACATAACAGGTGGCAACTTACAGGCTGCAGGATTGAGTTTGAGTGGAAATGTGCTCAGTGCGCTGAACATGACTACCAATATTACCACCACGGGCAACATCACTGCCAACAACATCGCAGCCACAACCTCCATAAATATTGCAGGAGCAGTGGCAGCCACTGTGGATGATGCAATAGCATTATCAATAGCATTAGGATAAAAAATGGCAAATACATTTACGAGAAAATTACAACAAAACACTGGAACTACTGCTGCTCCGGTGGGCGCATACACAGTGCCAGCTTCTACCAAAACCATAGTGGTGGGTCTCAGCGTGACCAATACCACCAGCAGTGCTATCACAGCCAATGTGTTTATTAACAACGGTGTGGCCAACACTTATATAATTGCTAGAGGTCCGGTGCCAGCTGGTTCCAGTTTGGTGGTGGGCGGTGGGGATCAAAAATTGGTACTGATCACCGGCGACACAATGTACGTTCAAAGCAGCGCAGGTACCAGCATTGATACCGTGATGAGCATATTGGAAATTACCTAATGAGTTATATTGGTCTTAATCCTCAGCAGACACTGCTGAATACCAGCACACAGTTTTTCAGTGGCAACGCTGTGGCCACCCAGTTCAACCTCAATAGAAGTGTGGCGTCAGCCAGTGACCTTGACGTAATTGTAGGCAATGTATTAAAAGTACCATTCACCGATTACACAGCAGGCAATGTGGTATTGTTATTCACTAGCCCACCAGGTGCTGGAACCGACAACATAGCAGTAACCTATCGCGCTGGTGCACTCAACAGTTTGGATCTAATTTCAGCCAATGCATTTGGTGCAGGCACAGTGGGTGCGCCCAGTGTGTATTCAGTGGCTGCCAACAATTCTGGACTGTATTGGTCAGATGCACAAACAGTGATAGTGACCACAGCAGGAGCCAACCGTGCCACGTTCAGTGCCAACATCAATGCCAACAGCACCACCACAGGCGCATTGCGGGTCACAGGAGGCACTGGCATAACCGGCAACTTGTACACTGGCGGACAAGTGGTGGTAGGCAGTACCAGTAACAGTACCAGTATCACCTCAGGTGCATTGTTGGTAGCCGGCGGTTTAGGAGTGGTAGGCAACATCAATGTAGGCGGCGGCTTAACTTGTGTGGGTGACTTTGTGGTCAATGGTAACTTTACCACCACTGGTGTAGACAGTCTGGCAGTGGCAGATCCATTTATCTTTTTGGCTGCAAACAATCCTGGAGATACATTTGACACCGGCATAGTGGCACAGTTTTATGATGGTGCCAACACCAGATACAACGGTCTGTTTAGAGACGTAACTGACGCCAAGTACAAGTTGTTCTCTAATCTGCTGACAGCACCCACCACTGTGGTTGATACAACTGATCCCAGTTTTCAACTGACAGATCTAGTGCTGGCCAATGTCAGCGCCACAGGCAATGTCAACGCTGCATTTTTTACAGGCAACGGTGCTGCTCTCACTGGTATTGCACAGTTGACCACCACCATATACAACAGCAATTCTGCTGTGAACATACCAACCATAAATGGCAATATTCTCAGCAATGTGAACAATGTGAACATTGTGACTGTGTCTAGCAGTGGTCTAGCAGTGACTGGTGCGTTATCTGCGTCAACCACTGCCAGTGTCACTGGCAATATTGTGGCAGGCAATGTGAATGCAGGCAATACCATCAGTGCCGCAGGCAACATAACCACATTCGCAGGCAATCTATCCGCAGGCAACGCACTGATCACTGGCTTGATCAGTGCTGTGGGCAACGTCACTGGCGGCAATATCATTGGTACCTCAGCGGTGAGCACAGGTGGTAATGTCACTGGTGGCAACATAAAAACCGGTGGTTTTGTGTCAGCCACTGGAGATGTATTTGCCGCCAGTATCAATTTGTCTGGCAATTTGAATGTGCCTATTGATGCCAGTGTGACTGGCAATGTCATAGCTGGCAACGTCAACACTGGCGGTGTGGTTAGTGCCACAGGCAATATACTTGCGCCTTATTTTATAGGCAACGGTTCGGCACTCACAGGCATTGATGCCACCAGCATACAGTTTGGCAACAGCAATGTGCGAGTGGTCAGTTCAGCTGGCAATGTGACAGTGACTGTGGCCGGAGTTGCCAACGTAGCAGTGTTCAGTACCTTGGGCGCTACCATCTCAGGCACCACAACTGCAACCAATCTCAGTGCAACTGGCACAGTCACATTCTCAGGTACCACACAAAACATTGACATTGGCACCAGCCAAACCACAGGCACAACCACCTTGGGTGGCACAGCACAAACCGGAACAATTTTAATTGGTCAAAGCACAGGCAGTCAAACTGTAAACATTGGTCATGGTGTAACAGGGTCAGGCAGCACAAAAACCATACAAATTGGCGAAAACGGTGCTGCTGGATCGACCACACTGATTGATGTTGGCCCTGTTACAGCCACCACAGCCGCAGGATTAGTAACATTTAACACAGCCACCAGAGTGGCCATTGCCAATACAGGCGCCAGCGCATTAAGCGTGGCTGGTAATGTTACCGGTGGTAATGTATTAACTGGTGGATTGATCAGTGCCACAGCCAACATCACAGGTGGTAACGTATTAACTGGTGGCCTGATAAGTGCAACTGGAAACATCACAGGTGGTAATATTATTACAGGTGGTGCTTTGTCTATAACAGGTGGCAGTACTGCAGCCAGTTACAGCGCAACTGGCAACGTCACTGGTGGTAACGTATTAACTGGTGGATTAATTTCAGCCACAGGCAATTTAACTGGTGGTAATGTCAACACAGCAGGATTGATCACAGCCACCGGCAACATAACATCTGCTGGCAATGTGATTGCTGGCAACTTGATCACCGCCAACTTGATGCAAGCTGCCACCCTCAGCGCCACCGGCAATGTGATTGCAGGAAACCTCAACGCAGCCGGATTGAGCCTGACCAGCAACGTGGTTAGTGCTTTGAATGTGACTGGCAATGTCACTGGTGGCAACATCAATTCTGCAGCAGTGGTCAGTGCAGTGGGCAACATCATTGGCGGCAATGTGTTAGGCGGAGCCAACGTCAATGCCACCACACACACAGGTACCACTGTGAGTGTCACAGGCTTGATAACAGGTGGTAATGTCACAGCCACCAATTTAACTGGCACCTTGGCCACTGCGGCACAAACCAACGTCACATCACTGGGCACACTCACAGCACTCACAGTCAGTGGTGCTATCACAGTAAACAGTGGTGGTGCAGCCACAGCCATTGTGAATGCCGCGGTGGGCAATGGTGTGGGCAATATTGGTAGTAGTGCAAATAGCTTCAACACAGTGTTTGCCAAAGCAACCACAGCACAATACGCTGACTTGGCCGAGCTGTATGCTGCTGACGCAGAATATGCACCAGGAACAGTTTTGGATTTTGGCGGCGCCAATGAAGTTACATTGAGCATTGGTATCAACAGTGTGCGAGTGGCTGGAGTGGTCAGTACCAACCCTGCTCACTTGATGAACAGCACTTTGCAAAGTGAACACACTGCGGCAATTGCGCTGGTGGGTCGAGTGCCAACGTCAGTGATAGGAAAAGTAAGCAAAGGCGACATGATGGTCACTGCCGGTGGCGGCGTGGCAAAAGCCTGTGCTGAACCCCGAATGGGATCTGTGATTGGAAAGGCCGCACAAGATCACCCAGGCGGTTCAGGCATGATTGAAATTGTTGTGGGAAGACTATAATGAGTTATTTGGGAAATCAGCCACCAATTGGCCAGTATCGAAAGTTGGACAATCTTGTGTTCAATGGGGTACAAACCACGTTTGCCATGACCATTGATGGTGCAAGTGTTACACCATCAACTGCTTTTGCCATGCTGGTGGTACTAAACGGCGTACCACAGAATCCTGGTGTTAATTTTTCAATATCTGCAGCTGACCTGAGTTTTGCAGTGGCGCCTGTGGCCTTGACTCCTTTCTTTGCATTGATATTTGGAGACACACTATATACAGGCACACCCAGTGATGCCACAGTGACTGACAGCAAGATTGCTGTGGGCACCATCAGTTACAACAAGTTTAGCAGTGTCACTCAGGCAAGATTGACTGCTAATCAGATTATTTTTGGAGTTTAACAATGGCTAGAAAAAGATTATACGAATATTCGTTCACACCAGGTACCAGCGGACTGGGCACTATCCAAGTGCAAAATCGCTACAACCTGGCAGATTTTCTTGCTGTGTATGACACAACCGCTGATCGAAATATCTACAATTTTGCCGAACCTACCCTGGGTGGTACTGTTGCATTCACAGCAGGCGTCTCGGCAACTTTCCCTGCTGCCTATGCTGGAGTGACCACACTGTCGCTGACTGCTGATACTTCAACCTTGAGCAGTGCAGACGATTTGGCCATATATGTGGAAGACTACAACGGTCTGACCACACAGCCTTGGTCATTTGGCGAAGACGCTATTGGTCGGTCTCGTGTGGCCCAGGCAGAAAGTTTGATTGACGCTGACTTTGAATATGGTTTACAAAATACCAAATGGCAGAACGTCAGCTTGATAAATTATGTTCCAGGTTTCTACGAAGACATTGGCGCTGACCTGGTGTACAACACCAACGGATATGCGACCTTGTTGGCCAGCACTGACTTTATTGCCAGCAACGTGGACACTGCGGTGAGACTGAGCAATGCAGGCACAGCACCTTGGATAGCCAATGATTTTGCTTTGATGATCAGCCAAACACAAGGCAACGTTACACCTTTTGTGACCAACTATCTTACTTCTGCAGTGGCCAGTTCGGCCGAACGCACATTCACAGTGGCATCAACCACTGGGCTCACAGCACTGGACAACATTTTGCTGATCGGTCGACCCACAACAGGTGGCACTACTATTGCAGTGGCCAACATTACCAGCAACGCCACCACCACAGTGAACGTGACCAGTGCTGCGGCCATTGGTGCGGCTGCCGGCATTTATGTGATTGCCGAAACCATAACTGCTAATGTGTACGAAGTTATGGCTGTGACCTCTGTAGCCGTCAATGCACTCACTGTGGTGCGTCAAAGCAATGGTACCAATTCTGCCGCGGCCAACATCATAATTGGTGCCAACATTTACCCTGTGAGCACAATAGAAATTGCGCAGGTTCAAGAAGTGACCAGCGCCACTACCCTGCAACTCAATCGTGGCTGGTACAACATATCAGCAGCCAACTCATATGCCACTGGCTCAGTGTTCCAACGACTCAGCGGCAATGTGGAACTGGTCAAACACACCACAGTGAGCACAGCAGTCAACGGCAGCCAAGTTATCACTCGCGGACAATTCAACACCACCATACTGACTGGTGCTGGGGTTGGATCACCGTTCATTCGTATGACTGGTATTTTCAATGCCACTGGCAACTCCAATATTCCTGAGATAGCAGTAAACTATGCAGACAGTGCTTTGGTTACAGACAACTATGTCAGTGTATTGAACACTGTGAACAGCAATGCCGAAGGTGTGAGTCTGGTGAACTTTGCTGAAACCAACAATTTCAGTTTTTACCCAAGACGCAACACCAGCCTGGCAGTGGGCTACCCACTCAATCAAACTGACAGCACTGTGCGTCAGGCCTTCCCATACACTGGCGCTGATTTTGATGTTGTATCCATGGCCAGCGATGGTGGCAACCCCAGTATAATCACAGTGACCACAACATTTGCTCATGGATTAGTGCCCGGAACTCCTATTATCTGTGTGCTCAGTTCAGGAACCAATCAGTCTTATGCCGAAGGCTCGTTCATTGTGACTGCTGTGCCCAGCACCACCACATTCCAATACACAGCCAAGGCTGGCGCAATAGTGGTCAGTCCAGTGGTGGGACAGATCAACATACGTAGCAATGCCAGCTTCTTGCCCAGACCGTTTGACGGCGGTGTAATTATTGGACCTGGCAGCCCCACTCGCGGTACCAGTGCGGTGCGTCAGACCAAAAAATATTTCCGTTACCAATCAGGTAAAGGCCTGTTGTTTACTTCAGGTACCATGCTGCAACCCACATTGGATGTGGCAGCACTATCCGCAGCAGCCACCCCAATAGGATCTGCAATAACCATCACAACTGACCTGGAACACGGACTCAATGCCGGAGCAGTGATCACTCTCAGCGGTGTGACCACATCAGGCTACAACCAATCTGGCTATGTTGTCACTGCCATAACCAGCGACCTTTCATTTACTGTGAATGCAATTGCCACCTTGGGCAGTATCACACCTACACTGGGACAACAACCAAGAATCAACGTCACAGGCTGGCACGGAGCCAGCATTCGTGCTGGTATGTTTGATGATCAAAACGGCATGTTCTGGGAACACGATGGGCAAAGTTTGAACACAGTGTTGCGTACTTCAACCAATCAGTTGGCCGGCTTGGTCAGCGTGGGCGTGGGATCCAACTTGGTCACCGGCGACGGAACCTGTAGATTTGAAGATCAAGTCAACACTGGAGATTTGGTCATCATCAAAGGCATGTCGCACTATGTGACCAGCATTTTGAACAACAACAGAATGACAGTGATTCCTCCGTTCCGCGGGGTGAGTAATCAAACTCGTGTGAAAATGTGTTTGCGCACTGAATTGCGTGTGCGCCAAAGCAATTTCAACATTGACAAAATAGACGGCACAGGTCAATCTGGCTACAACATCGACTCCAGCAAGATGCAGATGTTGGGTATTGAATATTCATGGTACGGAGCAGGTTATGTGACCTGGATGGTGCGCGGGCAAGATGGTAGATTTATTCATGCACATCGTCGCCCCAACAACAACTTGAACAACGAAGCATTCATGAGATCTGGCAACTTGCCAGCACGTTATGAAGCCATAAATGAAACACCCAACAGCAGTCTTGCCAGTGCCATTGACGCAAGCCAAACGCAAATCACCTTGGTAGACGCTACAGATTATCCTGCAGCTTCTGTGACTTATCCAGTGTATGTGATGATTGACAGCGAAGTTATAAAGTATTCTGGCAAGAATGGCAACATCTTGACTGGTTGCACTAGAGCTGCAACATTTACCCAATGGCAAGAAGGACAAAGTCGCAGTTATACTAGTTCAGCTGCTGCCAGCCATACCATCAACACTGGTGTGATTTTGATCAGCAATACCTGTACACCCTTGGTAAATCACTGGGGTTCGGCCATTCTCATGGACGGCAACTTTGACGGCGACGAAGGCTACAGCTTCCAGTTCAACCGTACCAACTATGGTTTGCCTGCCACAGTGGGCGCACAACAAGTGGCATTTGTCATGCGCCTCAGCCCCAGTGTCAGTAATGGTGTGATTGGAGATTTAGGCGTTAAAGATCTTATTAATCGAGCACAGTTGACCTTGGTCAACCTCACACTCAACATCACAGCTGGTAGATTCTTAGTATCTGGTATCTTGAACCCCAACAACATTGACTCTGCCAACACTATTTGGTCTGGGTTGAACAATGCAGGCGGCGGCTTCCAGCCTAGCTTCACACAGTTTTCCACAGCGCCAGTTTTCACTGGTGTCAGCACCGGCGGTGTGCAATCTGCACCATTGAGTACTGTGGGCGGTTTTGCTCGCACAGGAACTAAGGTAACATTCAGTTCTAATCAAAGTTTTGCCAATCTTGTTCCAGTGGTAGTATCCAGTGGAGGCTCAGGTGCCAATCTTACTGTGGAACTGCAAAAAACAGGTACCACTTATGGCATTACCACCACTGCCATACAGGTTCAAAATCCTGGCTCAGGATATGCTGTGGGCGACACATTGAAGATTCTTGGCAATGTGATCGGCGGAAGCACTCCAGCAAACGATATGTCACTGGTGGTGCAAAATATTTCAGCACAAATTTCAGGAGGCGAACGATTGTTTGCCATACCCATCTCAACAACCAATTCTGGAGTGTTGGACCTGACCAATGTCAAACAAATTGGAACTAGTGCTGTTCCGGGCACAGGCACTTATCCCAATGGCCCCGAAGTGTTGGCAGTGACTGTCACAGCGTTGACAACCAGTGTTACTCCAGTTGGCGAGGTGCAGTTGCAATTCCAAGAAAGTCAGGCTTGAGAATCCACAGCAAGATACCGCTCTACAGTGTGTATCTTGTGTTGCACAGATTCTAAATTCACTGTGTTCCACAATCCTGGATGCATGGGTCGAGGCCATGTGCCTTGGTCAATCCAGGCCCAGCCTAGATGTTCATGATTGAGTGTGGGTACAAATTCTTGCGACACAACACATATCCAAGTGTGATATTCGAACACACCGTCAGCTGAAGTGAACTTTTCTAATGGAACCAGTCGATGATACTCAGGCATGTGGCCCAGTTCTTCAATGCATTCACGTTCCATTGCACCCAGCAGCGTTTCGCCGGCCTCTACTTTGCCGCCAGGCAATCCCCAAGTGCTAGGATTTTTTGAGTCATTACGCAAGAGATAAAGGTATCTTGAGGTGGCCACACTGCGAAACCACACGCCCACGGCCTTCACAGCACGATCCTCCAGGTGCCTCCTGGATACACACCTTGATAACTTTTGACCCAGCTATCACCGGTCCATTCGTACTGTACGCTTGTGGTTATGTTTGTGACATACTGAATTTCATTGGCAGTGCTGGCCATGAACACCACCCGCCATGCACCGTTGCGGTATTCAATAATGTCATTGGCATGTGCCACCAGCGGCCGACCATTTTCACCCACCCAGGCCTGTGCTGGATCCTGATTGACTCCTGCTCCAGTGTCTTCGGTCAGTAAATATCTCACACCAGCCAGCACACTGTCTTCGGGTCTTGGCCCTGATGTAAGAGGATTGATTACTGCATCCACAGGTTCCAGGGTGTTTTGTGGAGTGGTGTCAATGTCCACACTGTACAACAAAAATCTATCGTCATTGGGATCCAAAACCACTGTGCCCACTATTTCAGACTCATCGGCCTGTATCAGTCTTATTTGACTCACACCTGGTCGCAAGGATCCATACAGATCAATCACTGCTGGCCACATGAGATTGCTGTCAGACACAATGCCTGCGGGAGTGAGCAGATCATTGCTGGGTTCTTGTGCCAAGTCTCTGGCCTGCAACACCTGAATCTTGTTGCCAATCAGCACAGTGGCATAGTTGTAAGGAGTGATAACTTGTCTAGTGCCCAACAACAAATCATTGTTTTGCACAGCATCGTTCAAGTCACCTTGTGCATCGTAGATTGAAGCAATCACTCGTTCAATCACGCCCAGTTTCAACACTTTGGCTGGTGGTGAAATGTAGATTGGCAAACTAAACCTCAGAGTGGCTATGTCGATAGGATTGTCAGTGCCCACAGGAATGGTCCTTGAACTCCAGGTCACTTGTTCTAAAAACACCACACTCAAACTGGTCCAGTCAATGTAGTTGTCTGTGCTTTGTATTTCCAAACTGGGATTGAACATGGTCAACACCTGCTCTAGCAATTGCAGTTTTTGACTGGTGTTAGAAGTCCAAATATCAAGATTTATAGTGAGCTTGTAAGGCACAGGCATCAAGCGTTCCACAGTGAATGCATTGCCTTGGGTGGTTTCAAATGTTTCTGTGGCCGAGTCATAGCTGCGTTGGCGTACATTAATGCGACTCACAAAGGTTGGATCTTGCAAACGTGTTTGTTCGTAGTCCAAGCCAGTGATGTAAAAAGTCATCAATGGAGTTGACGGCAAGGCATTGCGACTGTTTTCTTGTATGATGGTTTGTGCATTGCGACTGGCATCACCATAGCGCACAGGCACACGCAACAGCGCGGCAGCGTTCACACCGTCGGTTTCGTTGCCATACTCTACTTGGAATCCTGAAAAAATTCTAGTGAACTGCAACAGGAATCTGCGTATCTGAGCGTCATAAAAAAATTGATTCACTTGAGTTCTTTCGTTAGGTGCCAGGTGGTAAGAAGCCGCCCTGATCGCCGTTGTCGGCTCTGGGTTTCAATGCTTCACTGAGGCTTTGTCTGCTTGGTATATTGCCTAGATCTTTGGTATTCACCGTGGCTGTGTTATTTACAAAACTGCTGCGAAGGCTTTGATTTAGTGGTCCGTTGTCAAGAGAGGTTCTAACTTTCTGTTCGATCTTGACCCAACGCTTGCCATCATAACGAAACAGTCTATTGGGTTTGTAGTCCAAGCGCAACACATAATCACCGGCCACAGGGCTGGGCGGGAATGCCACAGCTGGCGTCACAGGCAAGCCATTGGGAGCCACAGCACCGCCAGTCATATAGCCTGCAGCATAGCCTTGTCCTTTTGGCGTGACATCCATACCACCTTGTGTACCGTCTACAGTGGTAGTACCATCAGCTGTGATGCCACTGGGATTGGCTGGCTCACCATCTTGTGTGGGCACAATGTAAAATTTACTGCTGTCATATCCAGATGCAGGAGTTTCTACTTCGGCTTGAATCAGGATGTCGTCGTTGATCTGGTAATCTTTGCTTCTGGTACTGATCACATCACTGATGCTGGGCGGATTGGTCACTGGTAGCCAAGCTGTGGTGTCTGTGATGGCAGTGCCTGCTGTGACATTTTTTTGAGCAGTGTAGTAGGTATCACCATAATTGACCACTGTGCCAGTGGGATAATAATTATCATTGTCCCAGATGTTTTCGGGCATGAATGGACGTTTGAGTATGTCATTGTATTCCTGTTGATTTTGCAAAGGTGTGGCTTTGACACGCCACAAGTGTGGCAACCAAGTACGGCTGAATCCTTCGGCTGCAAAGTCAGCATCTTGTATCACATAGTATCTGGGAATGGCCAAAGGTATTTCACTGTTGAGTGGATGATAGTCTTTTAGGTTAGGCAGCTCCAACACATCGCCGTTCATGAGTTTGCGACCAAATTCATCAATCATGGTGTTGTAGTGAAATGTAATAAACAGCGTGTCGTTGTTTAGAAACAAGCCAAATTGTGTCAAATCAAAATCAATGTCTTGATGATTGAACACACCACGCATGGTGTATATGTCCGTGGAATAGATTCTGTCACGATTTTCCAATAACAGAAGGTCTTGAATGTTCAGCACACTTTGATCTTCGTACACAGGTTGCGTGGCATCAAAGTTGCCGCTCAAGGTAGAGTCCGCACCACCTGCTTCTGGGCCCAGATATTTGTGAACATACATGTCGACCCCGCCAACAGTGTACATTTCACGAATGGTGCGGTCAAAAAATTGATAATCTTTAGTGCGATTTGGTCTATAGAGTGACAGGCGTGGAATTTTAGTTCTCCTTTGCTAATTTCTTAATATGATGTATTTCACTGTACTGGTCGTTGGTTAACACTCGATTTTGAGCTCGATTAATAATATCGTAGTACCATTGGGTATATTTGTTATCACAGAAGATCATAGTGTATTTATAGCAAAATTGGACGGCAGCATCCGGTTGACCAATAATTGCCAAAATGCTATAATACGGACTTAACAACAAAGGAGCCAACAATGAGTGATTTAGTTACCGATTTGCACAGCGAGATAATCAACAGTGTAGCACCAAACTACAGCATCAATTATGAAGCAGAGGCTCTTGCCAGTTTTGAAACCGATGGTGATGACTTGATGGAAGCACTTGAGACTCGTGCTACGGACTTTATTGCAGAGACAACTGGGGCAGATGTGCGCGAGGACTTGGGTGGCATCACAGTGTTTTTCCGTGGTAGTACTTTGGTTGCATTTTATGATTACGAGCAATTTAAAGGACATGTGTTTTAACCCTGAGCCCGAAAGGGCTTTTGGGGTTGACCAAAAATTCCATTTGTGTTATAATTACATATAATTTAAGGAGCCCGCATGAACGCAACACGAATTGCTGTCAAGCCATTGAACCCTCGTAGTCCTGATACCAAATACACAGGGTTGGAACCTGCATGGCGTGTGCAACCCACAGACGATCGCACCAGCCAACTTAGTGCTGCCTTTTCATGGTACAATTACTTTTATGGCAAAAAGGACGCACGTGAGATGCTGGTGGCTTATTTGGAAAGTCATGGACGCAAAGCAGATGTTCGTGCATTGAAAGGAGTGCCTGATTCAGCAGTCAGACTGACCACTGCATGGCTGTGCCGCATGAGCATGGTGGGCTTGGAACTCACAGACACAGAACAAGTGCGACTGGAAGGCTATATCCAAGAAATATTAACTGCACGTGAACCTGAGGTGGTGGTAGCAGAAGTCGCACCTGTGGTGGCCAAACCCAACATTCAAGATCGACTCCGTGAAAAGGTGTCAGAATGTGCTGGTGAATTAGACGGCATGTTTGATGAGTTTGTGACAGCTGGCGCCAAGATGAGTGCAGACTACAAGCCTATCATGGTTATCCGCGGACTGAATGTAGCACCTCAAATGATTTCAGACATTGCCAACTTGTGGAAGCACAAACTTGCAGAGTTTGAAACAGTGATTGAGGGCAAAGATGCACAGTTGGTTGAGGGCTACAGCAACTTCAGCAAAATTCAAATGCGTAATCTTGTGAAGTTCTGCGAAGCGGTGATCAATGACTGCGGTGCCTATGTACAGATCAAGAAAGTGGAACGCAAACCACGTAAAGTCAAGTCAGTGCCGCCAGAGAAACGTGCCGCAAAGTTCAAAGTGCTGATGGATTTTCCTGAGCTCAAACTTAAAGGCTTGCCAGCCGCAAGTCTTGTGGACAAAGCAGAAGCCTGGTTGTACGATACCAAGAAGCGCAAGTTGATCCATCTTGTGGCTGACAGTCACACACAGGCATTCACTGTGAAAAGCAACAGTATCATTGGCTTCAGCACCATTGAGACCATGCAGAAAACTGTGCGCAAGCCAGCAGATGTTGTCAAAGCAGTACAAGCCGCAGGCAAGCCGGCAGCACGTAAGATCTACAAAGACCTTACCACAACTGAGACTCCATTCAACGGACGCGGAACTGAGAACTTGGTCATACTCAAAGCCTGGTAAATACAGGGACTTGGAGTCCCACATGCCAGAACAGCAACAACAATCACTGCCCACCCTGAAG